TGCTCTTCTGTAAGATGCAACTCCTTTTTTATTTAATCCACCTGAAGCGGACTTACCTTCTTTTCTTTGCCATGCTGGTGTCTTTGCCATTATTTTTTCCTCGCAAATGTTTTAACGTTTTTAGGTTTAGGTCCAGTATTACCTGCAGCTCTTTTTCGTCTGACAGCACTCGCCTTTTGCGACTTTGTCATCCGAGTGGCTTTTGCAAGTGGTACGCATTTTGGATATTTTCTTTTGCTTCCCTTCGATCTCCCGCATGGTTGATACTTGCCGTTCTTCTTCGGTGCCCCAATGTCCACCCATTTTTCCGATACCCATTTACGTAAACCTCCTTGAGCCATTATTTTCTTTTTTTAGTTTTTTTCTTTTTGCCACCTGGTTTTATTTTACCAGAACAAACTGCTGATCCATACATATTAGCATATGCTGATGGATATACTTTGAATTTTCTTTTAGCTGCTGCTTTTCCTTTTGCACAAAGTTTAGCCATTATTTTTTCCTTTTTCTTCTAACCACAATTTTACCATCTTTTTCTACAACTTTCATACCAGCATTTTCAGTATGTTTTTTAAGTTGTTTATATTTTTCAGACGGTGTTAATTTTTTAGCCACAGACTCTCATTCCTTTTTTATAACCCATTCTTTTAGCTACTTGTGGAGCTTTCTTTTTTAAAGCTCTTATACCTTTACCTTTTTTACCTGCAGGTATTTTCTTTTTTGGTTTCATGTTTTCTCCTATTTACGTTTAATTAAATCAGTTGCTTTAAGTCCGTATACAGATGCTATGACACCTACAAAAATTGTTTGGTACCAAAAAGGTAGTTGTGAAAAATAATCGAAGAACAATTTCATTTTTTCCATCGCACTTGGGTCTTCTGAAAAGACTGCCCAACTTAACATAACAATTGGAGCCGACAATAATAATAAAATGAATTCGTCTTTCCAGTCAGAATTTCTTGATTCTAATAATTTGCCCTGGTATTCGGCTTCGCCGTTTGCCATCTTTTCTGCATGACGCATTTGTGCATCAGCCATAAGCATTTTAGTTCTTTGGCGGTTTTTAAATATGTGAGAGCCAGCTTGAGCGGCTAATTTAATAGCGCTGAACCACATAACTTACTTCCAGGTTGCTTTAACAGGTTTTTTGTCAGCTAACATTCTTTTTGTTCCTCTGACATCAACTGTTTGAGATGTACTTGGGTCAGTTGCTTCAATAACTACGCCACCTTGTTTGTAGCCGTCCTTATTTGTACCCATTTGTTTTTCAATTTTTGGCGCTTTTATATAAGTTCCAGTTTTTTTCATAATGTTCTCCTTATTAAATTAGATTATAGTTATTTTTTTAGAAAATTTCTACCAAAATCATTTATTTTACTCATATCAGACATTTGTTGTTTAGCAAGAGACACTCCAGCACGTAAATGAGCTAATTCTTCGTTCTGTTCTAGCTTTTCATCGTGATGTGTATCATTCATCATTGCTTTCATCTTGTCGATATTGATTTTTTCTTGTCCTTCTTGTTCTTTTCTTTGATTTTCTTGTGCTCGAAGGTCAATTTCTCTAGCTTTTAGTTTCAATAATGGATCTCCACCAAACTCACCACTAATTTTTTCTTCTTCTTTAGCATAATCTTCTTGCATTTCAGCAATTAGTTTTGCTTTTCTAGATTCAATTGTGTTTGTAATCTGTTGTAGTCTTTGTTGCATCTGCATTGCTTGTGGATTTTGTGCCATTCCAGCCATCATAGCAGGATTTTGAGCTCCCATAGCTTGCATTTGTTGTTGCATCATTTGTATTTCTTGTAATTCATCTACAAATTCTATTTGAACTTGCTCTTGAGCCATTAAAGAAATGTGTTCTAAAATATTTTTTTGTAATGCAGCCATAATTGCAGGATTATTTTGTACCATATTAATTCTCATATAGTTTAAGTGAGCATCAATATGTGCTTTATGGTCTTGAGCTGGAAACGCTTGGAAAGGTTTCATACTCATTGCTAAAATATGTTCTAATGCTGGATCCATTGGCATTGGTTGTGCTGGTGGAGGTAGAATAGAATTTATATTTTTAACACCTAACGCTTCATACATTGATCTATAAGCTTGATACAAATTATGAATTTGTGGATTTGATTGTGCAAGTTGTAGTTGTGATTGCGCTAAAGATATTCTTTGTGTTTGAGAAAATATATTAGGATCTGCAACTGGTAAAATATCTACCTTGTCATCAAAGTCTTGTACTTTAATTTCTCTAGATGCTCCTGGTACATCGTATGGATATACTGGTGGTAAATATGTTTTAAATACTTCTGCTAATAATTTAAACTCTTGTTTTAAACCTACATATAATCTTTTGTGAATAGCTGACATCACCCGCGATCCACGCTCCAATAACGCCACAGTAGTACCCACGGCTGCCTGTTGATTCATATCGCCTACTTGTGCATCAGCGATGGCCGCGAATCGTTGTGCGCCTGAAACTACAATTCCCATTAAAGATAATAAAGTTTGATCGGGTCCTTTAAATGGTAACGTCATAAACTGATCTTTGATATTGCCTCCCGGAGCGTCGACATCTCTAAACTCACCAGGTTGTAAAGGTTGTGCATCATCTCTAATTCTAATACCACGTGATTTAAATCCAGAAGGTAAATTAGATAAAGTTCCTGCATCGAGTAATTGTCTTAATGCAGTTGTAGCAGTTCTTGTTAAACCACCGATCATGTGAATTAAACCAAAGCCATAGAATCCTGTACCTGGTAAAAATTTAAACTGAACAAAATAATTCTTTTTCTTTTTTAACGGATCGTCGGGATTATAATTTCTTCTGATAGATAAAATTTTAGAGTTAGACTCTGCAACTGTAACTACATAAGGAAGTTTAATTCCTGTCGGCTCACCATCTTCTCCTACATCTTCATATCCTTCAATATCTAAATCAGTATGAATTTCAAAAAGAGTATGTTGATCTTCTCCATCTTTTTGAATACCTTCTAATTCTAATTTTTTATCTTCTATTTGATCTTCTCTACCTGTTGGTTCACCTAATTCTATATCTCTATAAAAACCAGCGACTTGTTGTTTTCTTAATTCGTTTTCAGAAATTTTTATAACATGCACAATTGCTTCTGCATCATCTAATGAGTTTGCAGAGTAAGGTACAATTAAATCATCCGCAGGGACGAATTTAGATACCGCTCTACCTAAAAGTTCATCATAATAGATTTTCTTAAAGGTAGATCCGGAGAGGGGTAGATAGAAAAGCATTTGATCAAACTCTGGTTCATATTCTTTCATCTGATCCATAATTTGATAATTCATAAAGTCTTTAACTCTATTTGCTTGATCTTGTTTTGCAGCAGTAGGGTCACCTAAAATTTGAGCTCTAACTGGGCCATCTGCTGGTAATAATTCTTTGTAAGCTTGCGCTTGAAATTGTGTAACTGCTTCTGCAAGAACTGGGTGATTTACACCAGATGCATTTCTAAACGGTTCTGTTTTTCTTTCATATTTAAATCCTAAAAGACTTAAACCATCTCTATAACTATCTTCCCAGTCTGCTCTTGATTCTTTGTATTCTGTATATTGATCATAAAGTTTATTTCCTAATGGATCTAAAACACTATCATCTAAAAATTCTGCAAGGTTTGAAAAATGATCTTCACCGCCTTCAGGAGTTGCAGCAGAAGGGTCAAAAGAAACTTCAGCACCACCTTCGTCATCCATTTCAATTTCTACTGGACCGCCTTCGGTTTGTACTTGTTCTACTTTTTCTTTAATTGCTTCTTCTATTTCAACTTCACCTGGAACTTCAACAGTTGTTTTTGAATTGGGTAAAGATTTATCTATATCAGCCATTCGACTATTCTATCCTTTATCTTTGATTGTTTCAACACCTACGTCTACAGTATCAGACGTTTTACTGCCTGTCAAACTTTGCATTAGTTCATTTAACATACGTGAATCTTGTTTTTTAGGTTCTTCTAATGGTTCTGGGTTAGCAGCAGCCCATGCTAAAATATCAGCTTGAGTAGCTGGTTCATCATTTTCTTTTACGATTGCTCCTATTTCCGAGTTATATTTTAATTGCATTATCTTTTCTCCGAGAACATTGTAGCAAGTCCACCATTAGCCATACCAGGTTTATAAATATTTGGATACATTCCTGCTGCAATAGATGCATAAGTTGATGGTCCATATATATCACCTGTTCTTGTATCTTTGTATTCAAATTCATTAGGAGTCATGCCTGCAACAAAATTAGCTGCTTTAAATTTTTCTTGATTTAGAGTTCCGTCTGGATTGTAGTATTGAGATCTTAATTTTGTAAAACCAGGGATAACTCCTGATTGATCAATCGATGGAGTTGTTTGATAAGGTTTTAAAAAATCAGATGACAAAGAAATATTTGGATTGTATTCTGTAGCACCTGGTTTAAAGTTATTACTAGGACTTGGTAATTGATTAAATAAACCACCTTTAGAAATAAATTTACCTAAACCACCAAACTGATCATCTCTAAAATCATAAGCGGTTCCTCCAGTAAAATTTACTTTACCTGTTTGTGGATCAACAGAGTAACTTGCTCTACCTAAAGTAGTTGCAAGTGCTGCTTCAGGATCAGTAATAGATCTATTTCCAAATCCTTCAAACTCTGCACCTGTAGTAGTTTTTACTCCATAATCATTATAATTAATATTACCACTTAATTTGCCTGTATTTTTAATTTGATTTTGAATTATATTTTGTAATGCTGATTGCATAGAAGGAGTCATTGGAGTTCCTTGAATACCTAAAACTCCTTTT